GGTAAAACTCCATCAGGTTTGGTAATCTGATGTGCCAGCTTTTACTGACTACATCAGCCAGTACTCACGACGACGAGTATGGTTTCATAAAAGTATCCTGGCAGAAACAAGTCTATGCGACTAGTCTACCTGAATCTTTGCTACTTAGCTGCAGCACTTATGTATTCGGGCTAGCCCCCCGTCTCATAAGAAGAGACAGGATTCAGTCGTGTACCTTTTAAGAAAACAAATAATTAAAAGCTACAAACATAAATAATAAAGCAGCTAAAATTAATCTGTTCTTAAACAGATTACCCTACTTATGTAGGGCGGTTTTAAGTGCTTATTATCCATGTCAGAGCTCTTGGATTATTTGGTCTTCTGAAATATTCTTTACGAATATTAAGAAGCTTTCCAAGGAAAGAGGAGTAGAGTACGTAGTAAAATACGTAAAAGTAAGCAGAAATGCCTACTTAAGAACTCTATCTGGAGAACCTTTAAAAGTTGTTGATGGTCTCGCATTGATTAGTGGTAACCCAAAATGGTTACTCCCAATCATTGAGACACTTAACGATGATCCAATTAGGATAAGAATTTTCTTAACCTACTTGACGTCATTGAGATCAATAACCTTAAAGCCAAAATTAGATGTTAGCACTATCATTGGACCCTTTACAGGATCCATTGACATTACTAGCAGAGAATTGTGGTTGGTGATGCGTGGGATGAAATTCATTACTTCATCTCATCGATTCACCGCGTTTTCCACTTCTGCACACATGTCAACAAAGAAAGGTCCTGTAGGACAAGCTATTGTTAGTTCTATATCAGAACTTACCTTTCTTCCTCAGAAACTAATAGACGATATAGTTCTATTAGGAGGGAGAAAGCTGGGAAATGATATAATAAACTTAACAGATAGACTTGATATCTTACAGTGATCTTCCGTTGCACAATGGTGAAGAAGCCTTTTCCCGTTGTCCGCAAAAGCTAATGCTAGACAACCTTTTAGAAAACTTTCTTTCTTTAGCGATAAAGAAGGGAAGACTAGAGTAATCGGTATTGTTGACTATTGGTCACAATCTGCCTTGAGACCTTTACATCTGTTTGTTAACAGATTGTTAAAATCTCTTGATCAGGATATGACTTTTAATCAATCAAAATTTACCAATAACCCTATTTCGAAAGGTACTCATAAGTTCCATAGCATCGATTTATCTGCTGCCACCGATAGAATGCCTATTCTCCTTCAGAAGAGAATACTCAGTCTATTTATGACAAATGATAAAGTCGAAGCATGGCATAGGTTACTGACATTTTATCCTTTTGCTCTTCAATCACCTTGTGATGGAATGACAGAGGTTAAATATGAAACAGGTCAACCTATGGGAGCGTATTCGTCTTGACCACTATGGCATTAACTCATCACTTTATTGTAAGAGTAGCCGCAATGAGAGCAGGTTTACCTGCTTCATTTTCGGACTACATCTTACTTGGAGATGATTTAGTTATATTCCATGATGGGGTAGCAGAATCTTATAAGAAGTTAATTTCAACTCTTGGTATGCCTTACTCTCCTGAGAAAACTCACACATCGTCTGATGTGTTTGAATTCGCGAAGAGATGGTTCTACAAAGGGACTGAAATAACAGGTTTCTCTATCGGTGGATTGTTATCCACTTATGGAAGATACCCTCTTCTTCATAATTTTCTTAGCAACCAACAGTCGCATGGATGAGTACTTCCAATTGATGGGCACCCAGATCTAATCAGAAAGATATTTTCTGTCATGAAGAAACCTCATTATATTATTAATAAGGTTGAATCCATGATAAAATTGTATCTTATATTCGATGGTCTTATTGGATGAAAATCCAATAAAACACATGAGGCAGCTCAGAACGTCTTTAATAGACTTTCTGTTTTGGCTCCTGTGGACACTTGGCAACACTCTTTTCCGAGTGTAAAAGAAGGTTTTCTTTATCTTCTTTTTAATGCAAAGCGTCAGCTCATCGAATCTGATTTATACAAGTTTCAAACTGATGCATATGTTATTAATAATAATATTAATAAGTATGTGCGTGAGTCTGTCTTGTATAAGGCTTATGGTGATCAACCGGAAACTCTAAACTTTCTACAAGAAACATTGTCTACAGTGATTGGCGTTGGAAACCCAGTTATTGAGTCAATTAATAATTTGATTGATAAATCAATTGATTATTTGACTAAAACTGTTTTAGCAGATGAAAGTACTCTCTTACCAGAATTCATTATTGAATCTGGGTTAAGTAAGTATTTTGTCTCTAAAGGGGTGTTCACAATGCGTTCATCACATAGCATATCTCTTGCTGAAAGTGCAGTAGTGAAGAAAATGATTTCCATCCTTAATCAGGGTGGGGCACCTCCTTCACCATTTGCTGCCACAAATCCCGAAGCAGTGAAGTACATGCAGGCCGGTTTTCCGATGCCGAGAACTCTCTTAATGAGATTATCAAAACGGTTTATTAATTCTCAGTTTATCATCTCTAGGTTTACACCTAGATGATTACTGAAGAAGTTAATGCCGTCTATGGTATTCTCAGCTGGATCTACTTTCATTTTAGGTTTGATCACCTATATGAAAGGTTTACCGGCTTTAGTGTCTTTCGGCTTAGGTCTTTGAGGATTAGTCACTACATTCCTTAACATACCAGATGCTTCAGTTTATTTAGGATTTGATCCATCACCATTCCTTATTGGAATGTTTTGAATCATTTTCCGATTAACTGAGGTACTTGGATTACTGTTAATAATTAGTGCAGCTATGCATTACCAGTTAAGTGTTGAAGCGATTACACTTTTATACGAAAGTTATATGGAAGGATTAATCACCCTACCACAAGTTTTCGTATTGATGTTTAATCACTTCTATCACTGTCTAATAGAGATAGGCCATAACAGCCTTCCTCATTTAGACTACCTAGTCAATGCATTAGCAAGTGCCCCAATGTTTACGCAAGTAATCGCGGGCGGTATACTAACTCAGATGTTATGATGATTCATCAGGTGACTGTTGAATATCTAACTCTTAAGAAAGATCTTACCTCCTGTACCACAATCTAGCATGGATCGTAAGTAGTGCCGAGAGATAAATATCTATCAGGGTGTTAGGGTTTATAACCTAGCTAACCCAATAGGCAA